ATAGGCTCTATGCCAGCGTCGAGTGGGGTCGACACCAGCATACAGACTACCCCTACTTACCCAGGAATCTATCCTCCAGGTTAATGAGGTTATCTACTTCTGACTGAACTAGGGCACGGAACTTCTTGTTAGCCTCAACTAATATCTGAACTTGGTTAGCTGGCATAGAAGCCTCTACGCCTAGACCAGAGATGGAGTCGGTATCACTGATAACCTGTTTGAAATGGGTAATGAGGTCTTTTACAATAGGGTAAGACTTTTCAAATTTAGACTGCTCTTCACGTTCTTCAGCATCCTGTTCTTTAGGAACAGAGTTGAAGTCGTCAAATGGCTGCCCATCATTAGGGTAAGTATCGTCGTTCATTATTCATCCCTCTCTGCTTGACCGATTATTTGTGCAACCTCTTCTATAGGGACATCTTCACGTAGCATCACAATAGCCTGAGCAATGATCTCGTTGTCGAAGCCACGCTCTTGTAGTCCTTGGATGAGTTGTACCTCTTCGTCGTTTAGACCTTGGAAGTCTGCTTCATTAATGACACCATCTGCAAGTGGGTCGGGGAGCTGGTCTTCTTGGATATCCATAGAACTCATTGGCTGTGGTTCCATGGCTTCTAGTGCCTGTGGTGGCAGTTCTGTCATCTCTGGCTCTTGCATAACTTCACCTTCTGGGATCATCGTAGGGTCGATCTGAGGCATCTGAGCGTTCGGGTCGACTTGCGGTTGTACAGCCTGTGCTACCTGTGCTTGTTGTGCTGCTGCCTGGTCTGCTGCGAACTGGTCGGCGTCGATAGCTAGTTTCTCTTGGTCTTCTACACCAGTAAGAGCAGTGTATTGGTTCCATAGTTCGACTGCTTTCTCTGGGTATTGTTGAAGGATACCTTGAAGGAGCGGGCTAGCTTCGATGCGTTGGAAGAATGAGTCGAGGGCTTCAAGCTGTGCTTCTGTACTTGCCTTGTCTGATGTGCTAGCATCCACTTCAAATTTAAGAGATTCAGTGAATTCATCCCAGTTGATGATATAGACATCTTTAGCATCTACTGCAGTAGGGTCAATATCACGTACTTTACGAGCGGTTTCTTTATCTAGTTGGATCTCTTCAACACCATGCTTGTTAGCAAATGTGAGGTTAAGCATAGACTCGAATACGTCAGAGATCCATCGTTCATACTGTTTACGCATGTAGTTGTCCGAGATACCTAGCTTGAGGTTTTGAGCCTGGACACCAGCGCTTGTCTTAGAGAAGCCAGGGTTACCTACTTCGGCAGAGACAGACGTATCACCGTTGTTGTTCATAGCGATAATCTGAGACTTAAACAGTCCATAGTCGTTTGTGAAGTTGTTAAGAGCAGTTGTGTCTAGCTTGGCACTCTCGATGCTATTCTGTGGGTTATTACCAAGATCCCATATTGCATTAGGTTGGAGCTTGAGTTGAGACTTATTAAATTCACCACGCTTAATAAGAGGAGGGGCAAGGTTTAAAGCCCGTGAGTACTGGTAGCTTTGGAGCATAGAGTCTATAACGTTCTGTGTACCACCAGAAAGCTCAACAACACCACGTCCAAGGGGGTTCTCAAAGTCGATATTAGCGTATAAGACCTGGATGGGCATGACACCACGAGGGTCTTTGTTCTTCATTGTACGGACGAATAGTTCAGGACCTGTGGCGAATGATAGGAATTCAGCACCTACACCGTCTTGGAAACCATGGATAATCTCGATACCTTCAGCACGGGTATTACGTTCCTTCTCACCAGCCGATTTAGCTGAGTCTTCCTTTTGGGTAACCCAGTCCTTAAGCTTCTTGAGTTCAGCGATGTCCCATTCACCCTCATACTTCTCGCCATTGGTCTTGGAAGACTTGCGTAGTCTCTCTTCCTTAGCAATGAGAGCGTCAATATCAGACTCTTGGTACCAGGCACGAACAAACGTGTACTTACAGTCATAGAAGGTGAGCTTACCCTTCTCTAGAAATATATCCTTTATGTAGATAAGTCGAAAGTCACCATAACGCCCATTATCACTGCTGAAGAATGACATCGAATAACATGAGCCGAATGTAAGCCCCTTGCCAACTGTTCCCCATGATTTTTGTAGTACGTCAGCTTGTGAGTTAGCGTTAGGAATAATCTTATCTGTGAGAATGAAGTTAGCGACAATAGACTGAACGTCAGACTGGGTAGTTGTCACCTTACCTGAAGGGACTTGTTGGATAATGCGCTTAGGGAACTCCTGAATAATAGCTGCGAGTGTTCCATCTGTGTTCTTAGGATACGCCTTGTTGATACCTGGGTGTGGTCGGTTGCGTGCAATACGCTCGTACTCAGCAAGAGGGTCTTGAAGAGGGGACATGTAGTCCTTGCTGTCTGTCCATCTTTTCTGGAAATTCTCTTTAGTAAGATAAGCTTTAGCCACTGTTGTTCCTTGTTGAAGTGACCCTGGAACGTACAGTAGTCTTGATGTTTAAATTATACGGTTACGCTATTGGTTACACAATCACCTGGTTGGAGTAAAGTCACCACCATCGTTTTCTAGGGCTTGTTTGGTACGCATGTTACTAGTTGATAATAAGAAATGGGGTTCAAGGTCATCAGACACAATAATAAATCTAGGCTTGTTTTGTACTGACTCTCCGTAGTACTGGGCAAAGTCTTTTACTTGTTGGCGATGCTGCCTTACGAACCATTCTTTCGTATAGGTTGGAACTGCATCTGTTTCGTCAGATTTCAGGGCATACTCCTCAAGGAATCTATGCTTAGCTTCTAAAGCCTCATCCATCGTATCGAATAGCCCAATCTTGTAGGTAACTCTGTTTCTATGTATACGGACACGGTACTTACCCACTGCTACCCAAAAGTCTATGCCTCGTGTATCCATTATAATCTGTACTCCCTCTCCAGGAACCTATGTCCTTTGTCTGAGTAGATACGTCTGAATGTCACTTCCTTAGAATCTTTGTGCTCACGCTGAAACTGTATGATCTTAGCAAGTTCTTCGGAGTCATCCTTTGTAAGTTCTTTGACTTTGATCCATTTGTGCTTTACTACAGGCTTACCATTCTCGTATTTATCTAGTGTACGTTCTTCTCCAAAGTCCATGTCTGTCTCCTTTAGTAAATTAAGCTATCTATTGTTCCACTGGTCATTCCGTCGTCTTCGTCTTCTTTTGGTCTGAGGCTCTCCATTGCGTACCGTTCAGCGTCTCCTGCGTGGTTGAATATGTCTTCTGGTACGTTGAGGATCTTGCCATCTCGGTCTGTCTTCCACATATAGTTTCGGTATTCTTTGATGGCGTTGGTACTGCGCTTAGTGATAGAGATGCGTTGATCTTGGATGTATTGAATGCCCTGGTTAATAGAACCCTGTCCTTTATTTGCTCCAATGACGTTGACCCCATACAAACGTAGTTCGTCTATGCTCTTAGGCTCGGCACTATCTGCTATGACAAGTGTATTGGCCTTCGGGAGGTTGTTAATAACGTCCGCTATCTGCTTGTTACTCAGTCCCTTTTGGTAGATCTGCTCATCAAAGATGTACCCACCGTTGTAGTAATACACGTCAATAAGGGCTGTAGGGTCATTAGAGTACCCGAAGTCTAGCCCACGGCGCTCTAGGCGTGCTTCATAGGGTATATCGTCAATTATTTGCCAGTTGGTATAGATCTTACCCTCGACCTCGCCCAAAAGTCCTAGGCCGTATACTCGCCACCAGTTTTTATTGTTCTTACGTGACTCGATAGAGTCTACGATACTCTGCGGTAGTCCCTCGTTATCCTTGTAGGTTAACGTTATGAAATCTACATCTCTATTAGGCTCTACGTCCGTATACCACCAAAATTCATTAGTCGGGTTCCAGTCAGCCCATATCTCTTCGTCTGTGCGAACTTCTAGTTGTTCAAATGTCTCAGCAGGCAGGTTGTTAGCCTCGTTCATGTATAAGCGGTTACGTCGTGGTCCACGCACCTTGCTTGGCATATCAGCTGAGAAGAACTCTATCTTGCTGCCAGTTTCAAACGTATAGGTGAAGTCTGATTTATTCCATCTATCAGCTTTGAAATAATTATGTTCTGTGAGGATTGAAAGGAAGTCTCTCATTGCACCACGTTTCAGGTGAGGCATCGACTCTGACACAATACTTGTCAACTTCGGTGTCTTATCTGATTGTGCTTTGTCTATAAGGATCTGGAGGATAGATATAGTCTTACCAGCAGAAGTACCACCAGCTACACCCTTAATGCGCTTGCGAAGCTTTAAGAGTTTATTGGTTGCTGTTGTCGCTACGTACATCTTTGTCCCCACTAGCACCACCTAGAATAGGCGTAACATCTTGGACTTTAACGTCTTGTTGTGTTTGTTCAACGTAGCCATGCTTGCTTAGCATCAGCTTCGTAATGACTGCATTATAGCGTCCGATGAGGCTGTTTTGCAGTAGTTTATCAGCTTGGGCTGCACGTAGTTTCCTTAAGACGTCGGAAAACCCTTTGTCTTCCTTCTCCCATTCGTACAACGTATCCTTATGAACGTCTAGAATAATAGACAACCTCTCGATGGTTGGGAGAAGAGTTGTAGGGTTCATAGTATCATTGTCTGCAACGTACTGCTGAGCAAGTTTCAACAGCTCTGGAGACATCTTAGTTGGTCTTGCCATTAAAGGCTATCATCCTCAATAGTTACAACCGATCGTGAGTTATCGAATGGTGTCTCAACCATTGGGGGAACATCGTATTCCTTAACATCACCTTCTTTGATAGATTGGTCGAGAGTTTTATTACCCCACATAAGAGTTATACCTTTCAACATTATTGATTGCCCGCTAACTGTCTATTTATTGTATCAACTGTTGCATCCAACATATCAACCTCTGAACCGTTATCGTCAATAAGCATACTAGCTGTTTTTTTGTCAGTATAAAGTATGTTCACTAACCAATTACCAACCCTGTCTACATCAATCTCAATACGCTTAATGTCTTTGAACGTTCTCATAGTGAATCATCCTCGGCTAGAATTGCCTTAGTCTTTGCAATGACCTGTTCGGGATCTTCTTGTTGAATCCCTTGTTTGATTTGGCTTGCCCTGATTGTAAGACTGATAGAGTCACCCATGATTATTCTCCGTTAGATACTTGCATCATAACACAAGAGGAATGGGGTGTCTACTAGATGTTCTTACCCAGGTACTTAATTGGATCGTCAGAAATCACCATTTGTTGTAGATGGTGCTGCCATAACGGAAGTTGTCTATAGCTTGGGTCACCGTCAATACCCATTCCTGTTTCACCTCTTACTGCCATAAAATCTTGTTCTTCATACTTATCACCTACCATTGATACGTCCAGGTTATCTTTGTCAAAGTAGATTTCTTCACCCCATATTGTCTTGGCGAAGTCATGCGAATACAGAATATCGGTTGCTACGCATATGAAGTCTTCGTAGTCATAATATTCATGGTCAACTCCGCCGATTAGAACGTTACCCAACCACTGTTTGAATAACTTATCTTTGTTCTTTGTATTACCGTGATAATATACCCACGGTTGTTTCCACCCACCGTCTATAGCTAAGTTAATAGCCTTTTCAAGAATTTCTTTGTTACTCATTTCTTTTTCTTATCCTTCATATCAATGTCTTCAATACTAATATCTTTAGGGTCGTATGTGATAGTCTCTTTACCGAACACCCGTCCATCTTTTATCTTGGTAATCTTAATATCTGTTCTCTTGTCCCCGTCCATGAATGTAAGGATCTGTGGCTCTTTAGGGTGTATCTCACGATAGATAACGAGTTGTTGAATGAAGTCCTCGCTGAGGTCACTAGTTAGCTCTATAGGACGTTTCATAGGTGCTCGTTCCTGTGTCCGTGACAGTTATATCCTTTGCGGCTCTTAAAACAAAGTCCGAAGAAATGTAGTATGTTATTCATTATTCTATATTCTTTACTTTCTTTGGTTTATCAGCAAAAATACTCTTTTGTTTGAGTTCTTCTGTGTGTTGTGCCTCGTACTCCCGCTGGATAGCTTCAATAAGCTCGTGTGTCTCAGCGTAGGGCTTAGATCCTAAGTAAGCGAGTACTCTGTTAATTAGTTCTGTGGTGATTGTAAATTTGTCCATTATTTTCTCCTTTAATCTTCTAAAACACTTATTATGACCTGATTATTCCATCCGAACGCCCGTTCAATCTGTTCCATCGCATGATCTGGGCCTATGTTATCTGGTAGTTCGACTACTATTTTGCTCATAGGCATTCACCCTTCCTTCCGTGACAGGTATAGCCGCCCTGTTTCTTGTGGCAAAAGCCTAGTAGGTGGTAGATAGCTTTCATAATTTCTCCTCTGTGTTGTAGAGAGCCTTACGAGAGGTACCTCTTTGTGCGTTCATACCCTTAGTCACTGCGATATGAATCATCTCTTCTCTACTGACGTTTTCTTTGTTTTCTGGTTCGATAATAGGAATGTCTTCCCCTATGACATGTTCATCTATAGCCTGTTTGATGGCATCCTCTGTTGCAGTTAAATCTAGCCACCACTCTTTATTCATTTCTCTTAGAATTCTCGTGGGTGTATACTTAGCAATCGCTTTAGATAGGATTAGCCTTAGCTCTTGGTCTAGGTTACTTTCTGTAGGCATTACAACCACCCCGATATATTATTTTTACAGTCACAACAATACTTAAACTTCCCTAGTACCTTCGGCTTTTCTCCGTCTGAGTATGTTTTGATTGACCTTATTTCTGTATGTCTATGACGGCAGAGGATATACTTTACTACATTCTTAAACTGTTCCCATCTACTTGATGTGTACATTTTGTTTTCTCCTCGCTTTTACTGATTCAACCCATTGCTCCAATGCATCTATATCCTCCTGTGGAAGCTCTGTAACGTCATCTTCCACATTTGCCAGCACTACTCGTCCGTCACTGAGAGTTACTTGTATACACTTACTCATTGCCTTGCCCCTCCTTAAATGTCTTACTCTCTACCTTCATCTTTAGAAACCTTGGTTCACCTTTATGCTCTCGCTCATTATGCTCATCTATTGCTTCCCTAACGCCTTTACGGTAACCAGTGAACCAGCAGAACCAAAGGAAGTTACTCACCGCAAGGGCTATTAGCAAGAATGTTTGCATTACTTGGTCTCCTCTTTAGTCTGGAGGGCTTGAAGCCGCTTAATCCGATAGATTGTACCTTTATCAACATCAAAGTTTGCAACCTCTTCTATACGGGCTTCTGTTACTTGTTGGAGGATTAGCTCCATCATATCGTCTGTGTAGTTTTTATCGTTCTTTAGAATAGCTGTCCCGATGATTCTACCAACTTTATCCCGCAGTTCTTCTGTGTCTATTATGTGAGTCATAAAACCCTCGCTCCGTAAAAATGATATGTTGCAACTTCGCCGTCAAAGCTAATAAGTCGAAAGTATAAGCTTACATTGTGTGCATCTTCTACTGATGCATCGCCAACAAGCGCGAATCCAGTGTCTATAGCTGGCGTACCTTCCATTTCAATTTCTTTTTCCCAACCACTAAAGTTGAAAACTGCTTTATATTTAGGCATCTTTCTTCCCTTCTTCTGATAAACCTAAAGTCTCCAGTATTTCTTTACGTAAACTTGCTCGTATTGCGACTGTTCTTTCTATGTAATCGGGTAGGCTAGTGGGAACCTCATCACTAAAGAATAGGTCACGCTCTTCGTTTATAGCCTCTCTTACTGATGCTTTTGATATGAAGTTAGATTGGACAAATGGCAGAAAAACACTATCAAATATATCGCCAAAATATTTAAGCTCTCCTTCTTCTTCAATACCGAAGTAATTGTACATGGCGTCTATAAACTGTTCTCTTTGCTCGTCTTCTTGTGTCATTTAGTGCCTTTCTCTTCTATTTCGGCTCTCAGAACTCTGATAAACTGAGCGGTCTTAAGGTTATCTCCATCCCACTGTTCTAGTGCACCTAAGATACCAAGCTGAGCAGTCTTTTCTTTTGTATCTATAACTGCTTGAATAGCTTGCTCGTAAACACTAGTCAGCCTCTTAGCCTCTTCTTCGTATCCTTCTACAGGCTCTTCTTTTAATTTGAAGTCAGCATATCCGTATTTGTGTAATAGATCGTAGTGTTCAATCTGCAATCCTCTGACTATCTTCTTAATGGATTCGTCTAACTCAGTAGTAACGTTTGATTGGTGGGGAGAGGGGTTAGTGCAGGTACATATTGCATTAGGATTAATACCATAAGATACGCCTGGTTCTAGTATCATCTTGTTACAGTTTTTACAGTTCATCCCTCATCCTTACTATTACTTAGGTTGGTACGTTGCTCGGCACGAAGCCTGTTGCGTACTACAACATTTGCCCATCCCTTGACCCAGCTAACAACACCCATGAAAGTTTCTTTCTCTGGCTCGTCCTCGCCAATCACATACTTATAGACTGCTTGCTTGATGGCTTCAGAAATCTCTGTTGCCGCATATGGTTGGAGTAATTTGTCCAGCTCTTTATCAAACTCTGTAGGCGTACTCATGACTGCTCCTTTTTTAGCTTTCGGGCTGCAACACCTTTAGCTGAGAATTCTTTTTGCTGCTCCTCTGTATGAAGGGCTGCACCTTTTGGGACTTTCTTTAGCCCTCCTAGGCGGCCGTTCCTTCGGTTTGCTTCTATCTGCTTTTGGCTAGGCTTACGCTTTACCTTGTAAAATTCTGGTTGAAATGGTTTGTTTGTCATTTATTATCCTTTTTCTCTATTTTAATTTGCCATCCACGTCTTAAATACCAGCGGCTCCCTATAAACGCACTAATAAATGTTAGGCTTTCGCTTGTAGTAAGCCACTCACGGTTAGCGTTCCTGCCATATGTTATCCAAGTCACCTTCTACCTCCTCGTTTAGTTTTCTTGCCCTGTGTTCTAGTATCGAGTAGGATCTCTGCTGGACATACACTAACAACTCGTCTGATAGCTTATATAAGGTCTTATCTAGGGACTTCATCCGTCTTACCATACTACGGGTTAAAGTATCATCTATGTATTCTGTTCGTCTCATACAAACCTCACCGTTTTCTCGCCATACTTGTTAATGTAAAACTCGTACTTCTTGAACCGTTGCTTCTCTACCGCATCGCTGCCTGGGTATTTAGATCTAAGGTCTCTCCTTATGCGTGTGAGCGTCTCTGGCGTTGTTAAACTCATAAACTTAATCTTCTGCTCGTCTGTCATTACAAAGCCCTCAGTAGCCCAATACGCACCGATAAGAGCTAAATCTGAATCTCTTAGACGTGGGTTATCTGCTAAGAGCTGTTCTACTTTTTTACTCGCAGTCATTTGATTCGTCCTTTTCTGCCTTAGCCTCATCTTCTTCAATAAGGGCTTGTGCTCGCATCTTGTCGTCTAAAAGTTCTTGTTCTTCAAAGGTACGCATTATAGTTCCCCTGCTTTCTTCAATGCCAATACAAGCTTTAGGAGGGCTTTGAGTGGGGTGTCGCCTCTGATATATTTCTTCTCAGTATCGGTCGCTCCATTTGAAGTGAATAGTAACCAATCCCCGTCTGACTGCGGTACTAAAAGTATTGTACCTGTCGCTTCTTTGACTTGCTCTAGTAGGTAGTCGGAGGTGTAGTAGGGATAGCAGTCGTCTCCAACACGCATTTCGTATAATGGTTGGCGTATACCGTCCTTCCAAACAAATCCTGTGTCATACCATTCCGTCAACTCATACACTTCCTTACATAGCTCAAATAGCTCGTCATCCATTACTTCGTCTCCTCTAAAGTCTCTTGTAGTTTCTCACTTAAAGGGAGGATGTTTTGGTTAAAGAAGTTAAGCATCATGAGTTCCCTTCATTCATTGATATTTGATAGCTAAGATTGTCTATCTCTTCTCTGAGTTTCTCCGTGTAGATCTCTTTTTGTTCTTGTATCAGCTGGACAATAGAGTCAAGAGAACCTTGGTAGTCGATAAGATTCATATTACTAATAAAGCGGCTCCTCACTTCTTCTCTAAGCTCTTCTTGATTTAGTAAACCACTCACCTTACGCCTCCACAATCTTATTATTACGATAGTCCCAAAGACCGTTAGCCTTGGCTTCTTTTTCTTGCTCAGCCTTGGTAAGGATACGGTTCACGGCTATTTTTGCTTGTTCTCGTCTTCGTTTTTCTGCGTCAGTGATTGTCCATTTAAGTGTGTCCATTGATTCGCCTTTCATGCTTATACTCTTATACTACACCAACAGTAAGCGAAAGTAAAGAGAGAAATAAAAAGAGACCAATTACGGTCTCTCTAGCCAACGTTCCCACATCTGCTCGAAGGTTAAGTGCTTTCTCCCTACAAGTGTGAGACGGAAGATTCTAAGGTCTTCATTCGCTGCATCTAAGTCCATTGTGTTCTCCTTTAATATCCTTGGTTACAACCAGTAAGCGCAGCCTAACCTAGGTTAGTTAGTCTATAGCCTCAAGACTCGCTGTTTATAATGGGTCACAATGCCCAAGCTGCGCTTACCACCTATAACCTGTTTACTCTTGGAACACGCTCTTTTAGAGTTGAACGATAGACAATCTCGTGAGTAGAGTCGGGAGCATCAACACATTCATCACCCGATATTAGTGCCTTGCTGTCTACTTTGTTGCCATAATCCTTAGGTATCTCTCCGTTCGGTTATACGGTCTGTGCTTTCGCAACGGGCAACGTTCTTATTATATACTCCTTATAGTTCGTTAATCGTCATCTTCGTCATCGTATTCAGACTTTCCGTTTTCGAGGTTATCTAGTTTACGTTGAAGTTCAGCTTTGCGTTTTGCGACTTCTTTAGCTTTTTCATGTGCTTCTTCTGCCTCTGCTTTAGCCTTTAAGTTGTCGTAACGAGCTTGGGCGGATTCCTTATCTTTAAAAATCTCGCTAGACTTGTACCAGTCGTATCCATCACCAGAATCCATCCATAAGCTGAACATTCCAGTTGACTCTTTAGACTTAATACCGTATTCAATTGTTTCTTTTAGTGTTGTAATCTTAATAGCCTTAATAACATCTCGGTCAAACCCATATTTATTAGCCGTATAGACCAAATCACCTATTGCATGTTTTGTTGTGTAATCTTTACTCATGTCTTCTGTATCTCCCTCTTAAATCTTAAAGTCTCTTTCTCTATACGTTTCCTATATAAGCCGCCCCATCCTGGATTGTGATAATCGTATACACTAGACCAGGAGAATGAAAACCAACCCTTTACAGATAAGTCTAGCGTAGGCTCAGTCTTACCACAGAAATAACATTGGGAGTCTACTAATAAGTGTAAGTCCATGGTTGTGAGTGTGTAATGCCAATGATGTATACCGAGTTTGCACCTTAACCTATTTACCACCAATTTCCTACGTTCTTTCCATTAATAGTTTGCGCGCTTTCCCAAAATGCCTTGGCGTTACTCCATGTAGAGTACCTAGACTCCATATAACGCTGCCAGTAGGCATCTTGGCAAGCATAATCACTTCGCCAATTAGGACAATCTATTTCTAGCTGCCCGTTACAGTCCTGTCCTAATCCCTTACATCCTTGGCTATTCTCAGCATCAAGACGGTTGCTTGACTCCTTGAAATAGATGAATGCCTTGGCCTCTGCTTCTTGTGTATCCTCGCTGAATACTGGTGAAGGTATCAGAGGCTCTATGACAGTTGTTTGTATAGGTACTTCTACCGTCTTTGGTGGTTCAACAGTAGCGACGGTGTCTACTGGGCTTGTTTTGACACTTGTTTCAATGTCTGTACTTGGCTATTAACCTGTGCTTTGATGTAATCGTTCACATTGGTCATAGCGATACCGCCGCCGATAAATGCTCCGACAACTGTTGCAAGCCAAATGACTGCGATAATGAGTGTCTTTACTTTAATGGTACGTGCGATCTTTTCTTGTTCTACAAATGTTTCTAGTTTCTTGTTCGTCATTTTTTCTTCTTTCTGTTTTGTATTAAGCGTATGGTGCTAGTAGCAACAGACCTTTGAGATTTTACCTTTAAGGGTTTACTACCAGCACTACTACGCTTAATTGTTTGTTAATGTTTGTCTGAACCTAGGCTAGCTTTGTGCAGGCTTGTCGGGTGCATATCATCCCTTTTGCCTTTGGTTCTTCGTTGATACCTTTCGTATCTAGTTCTAATACTACAGTAAGCGAAAGTAAAAGTCAATACCCTAATGCTATGAAACGTCTTTTAGCGCCTGTCTCCAGATGAGCGCCTCAAGTTTGCGATCCTTACGTTTATAAGTATTAGACTGCACAATAAGCTGATCTACCATTTTCTGTCCCTTTTGCTCAATTTGCCATGCTAGATGTTCTGCAGGCTGGCTCGTGAAATACTGGTGACATCCATAACAAAGAGCATCACAGTTCATTGGCTCAAAGCGTGTACCTTCTTTTGCTCTTCCCATAAAGTGAGAACACTGGAGAGCGTTTGTAGGGGGTTCGTAGTGTTTACCGCACCTTTTACAGTTCCACCCATCACGTGTGCGAATAAAAAGGCTGAAGGCTTTATCTGCTGCATCAATCTTGACCATTATGAACTCCACCCTTCTTTGGTCCTGTTACCCCCCATTCCTGTCTCTCGTGTCTCTTTATCCAGTTACAGTTCGCACAGAGCAGTTGGTACCTTTTCTCGCCTAACTCTAAAGATCGTATAACAAGAAGATGCTTATTTTTATTTCCGTTCAACCGTCTGTCTTCCGCACCGTCACTGTTTACATGATCAATCTGCAAAGCTCGTCGGTCAGAAAATCCGCAACTGGCACAGACATCTCCGAGCATTGCAAATAGCTTATCTCTCAATCTGTTGCTGTAACTCCTGTTTATAGTAGCCATCTTACCTCTATTATTCTCTCTATACAATCTTAGCGTTTTCTTAGTGGATACGTTGTACCTCTTTTTTGATCGGCCGTAACATAAGACACAAAGTCCATGCCCTTTGTGGGGGTACTCCACTTTTCTACAGCTTACGCAGGATAAGTTACTGCGAGACCACATATGCTTCCGCCTTCTAGTATGAATTTACAAGTCTGCTGTTTCACTCAAGTCCACCTTCGTTTCATTTAGCCGTCCCTGCGCTCTTAGTTTCATGCCATGTGGTGTAAAAACACCCTGACTCTTGTAGAAGAACTGACCATCGTATGTCCAGCCGTTTGTAGTTGTCCATAAGGGTTCTATGCCAATCCCAAACATGTATGGCGTAAGTCTCGTAGCTTCACTACCTATATTACTATACGGACTGTCTAACATACCTTTTAGGTGCGTACGCTTCTTACTGTCTAAGTGGGGGGAGTTAGTCATCATAGCCCATCAATTCGAATAAAGCAGAGCGTAACTCTTTCTCAATTCTAGTTAATTCACTTGACCAACCAATACCATTGATTTCATCTAAGAAGGATAACACCTTCACAGCCTCATCACGGCCTGGTGTATAGGTCGTAATATATGCTTCGCCTGTTATAAAGTCTTTTGATTTTTCGATTCGAGAGTAAACGATATCACCGCCCCTTGTAACTGGAGACAGTTCTAGGTTTAACTCGTTTGCCTTATGCCTTGTTACTTTCATAGTCCTCCTTATACTTGTAGTTAGACATGCTTACCCTTAAACACAATATTCCTCATATCTTCTAAGTGTTTCTCAGTAGCTTCTAGTTTACCTTTATTTACATTGTCGTTAACAGTATGAATACCTTTGTTTGCAAAAGCATCTGCTAACCTTTGAACTTGGTCTGGGTCGAGAATAGCAAAGCAATACTGCTTATCTGACTTTATAAAATCGCCAGGTTTGAGTACTTCGGTCTTACCATCTTTAGTGATAAATTCTTGACCATTTGGCATCTTACGTGACATGTAGACTACATATCCTAAATATTCTGGGCGATATACCACATCTACTTTCCAATCACCGAACATTATAGTTCCTCCTTTAGTACTGTTATTGGTTTTTTTAGTCTATGTAACCATGTAGGAAAATCATAATAAGCGTATACTGGTGGCTTCATTGCCTCTTGCCATTGATCGTACATGTACAGAGATACCTCAACACATTGCTCTGTCTCTAATACTAGTTCTTCTACGGGAATTATTTTGGTCATTATTCTTGATTATCCAATGCTGCGGCGACTTCTCGGGCCTCTTCGATTGTTTCAATAGTCTCTTTACCGATTGCGAATTTAATAAAGCCCTTCATGTCGTCTACTCCTTTGTAACCTTGCTTTATAAGTTCTTCTTTTAGATCTGACTTGGCTTTATCGAGGATACTTCCTCCCATTGGCTCAGGTCCTGCAGCGATCTCTTCTGTACGGTTACGGATAACCTTAGGAGAGTTCTGTTGATGAATTGCGTTAGCTACCTCATCAGCACTTGCGAACTCAGTCCCTGCAAATCCAAAGGCTGCTAGAGCACGTCCGTATGCGCTTGTTTCGCAGTTCTCTAATGCACTCGTCCTATTAATCGTAGATGCCCCACGTGACTCCTCTGCGTGTCCTACAGCTACAACTGGCATACCTTCTACTACTAGACTACGGATGAATGCTTTCATAACAACTGTGTCTTTGTCGATTGAGATAATTTCCGACTCTAGTGAGTATTGCTGCTCAAACTCAATACGGAAGTCATTCACACGACTCGCTACAGTTTTATATTCTTTACCGTGAATATTTACTATTCCTGTGTCTTTAGCCATTATTTTGTTTCCTTCTCTATTACCTCTGTTAATGTTCTGATATTCCAATGACCTTTTGGTGCATCGTCAATGTCTTCTTTGGTAACTCCTAAGTCTCCTCGTAACTGTATAAGCTGTAATTCACGTTCGTCGTAAAATCCTATTTCGTCTTCATAATATAGGTGTTCATCGGCGCTCATAACTTCTCCTCTATATAAACCATTATTGCTCCTCCATGACGTGCAAGTGGTCAGATGGATATGTTTCAATGCTGTGATAGATATTTGCCCACCTTATAACAATCCAGATTGGTACAGCAACAGATGAAGTGCCTTTACCATAATAGTCAGAGTCATCAGTTGAATAGCTGATGAATCCACCTTTACGCATTTTTATCTTCTCATAAGAGATTCCAAATGTTTCAGCAAACTCTACCGCTATAGCTCGCATATCTTCCCTGTCTTGAATAGCATATCGTTCGTGAAGTAGGTGATATTTTTTAGTCGGCTGTCTTAATTCGAAGTTTGCCATTACCACTTCCCTTCTGTATATACGTTAGTAGTCATTAAGCTTTCTCGCCGTGTTTCTGATAGTTCAGTAAGATTGCTTTTACCGCTGGTTCTAATTCTTTTAGATTGTCCAAAGCATTCTTTTTGTCTCTGATTAAGTCTCGTTCTCTATCGTTTGACTCAGTTACACGTTTAATCTCATCTTCGTATCGTCGGAAAATATCTTGTGCGTGATAGTAGGTGTGACCATTAACATAAATGACAGTTCCATGAACTTGGTAGTAAGTCTGTTCTTGCTTGAATATACCAGTTTTACCAGAGTTGTAACCTTTTGGTGGATTTGTATAATCTTCAAATACAATATCTTCTGTGACAACAATATATTTTCTGTTATAGCTACTGTCGCCTACTTGCTTGTAAATAAAGCCATCCTCAACCATTTTTATAATAGCGTTGAGTTGCGCTAGGTCTTGTTTTGATGAATCCTCTAACTTCTTACGTTCGTCTGCGAACCGCTTGTCGGCTGCTTCTTTCGCAAGTGCCTTAATCTTTTTAATTGTGTCACTCATCTTAATTCACCTCACTTGGATAGATAGTATAGTCCATACCATTTTGTGTTCCCAGGTAGTTTACTTGCTCTATATAAATCACATTAATACTCATTGATAGATCCTTTCAATTTAATCTACCTTAATAATATCACAACGGTAAGCGAAAGTCTAGCCCTTACTTGAATAGAATTACTATAAATGATATAGTGTTTGCATATGAGGTGGCAAAACCTTTTCTGTTTATGAGTTAGCCCACCTTCTCATAAACAATAATTCGTTGATAAACCTTTCAAATCGCCACCTTGTTAAGATAAGCTCCCTCGTGGAGTTTTTTCTTTATTGCAAACCTATTATGCTTACTGTATGCTTTAAGCATAATCATAGTTTACGAACTGGATTCGCTCTTTTCTACAGCGCACCCTAATCTATATAACGGATACACATACCTTATAAGTCGATGTTTCATAACATGTCCTGGTTAGCGTCTGTAGTAAAATCAGGACACATCTTTTAATAGCGATCGCCCTCCCTAAAATAAGTGGTCGCTATTTTTTGTGATAGAATAGAAGTATTCACCTCAGAATGAATGCACCTGTCGCCAGCTTTTTGTGTATTATTGAGCTGAGCCGTAATTATAGCCCCTGGCGCACCTGGAGGGCTATTTTTATTTAGTGTTGTCATAAGCAGCATAAAAGAGTATAGTCATAAGTAACTATTTGATCTTCATGCGAAGTTGAATAGGGCGGTACAAACAATTTAGGGTATAAGAAAACCCCCATTACGGGGGCTGATCTTCATGCTATTTCAATAGTATCAAATACCTTACG